CCAAGGCTTTCTCAGAGAATTATTACAAATGGAAAAATCCTACACCGGATTCCATTGCTCAATTTGGGTTTTGGGGAGGAGATATAGATTATAATACCTATTACCCTAACCTTGATAAATCGGAATTAACTCCAAAGGATGAAGAATTTATCGAACCGATGTTCCGATTGCTTTCAGAAACTATCGTATCGAAAAATTGGAATCCTACAGACTTCGGTCAGAATGGAGTACTAAAAGCTTCTATGAAGATGTTGCTTGGGCAAACCATTAATTGTGATCATGAAACCAATATAGGTAATGCTATTGGTGCTGTATCACAAGTAATGTGGCAAGAAGCATATAAGGATGGTAGCTTTACTATACCGGCTGGTATTAATGGTATCCTGAAGATCGATGGTAAGGCAAATCCAAGAATCGCTAGAGGGATCCTCATGGAACCACCCTCAATTCACAGTAATTCTGTTACGGTACAATTCAAGTGGGATAAGTCTCATCCTCAAATGGAGGATAACGAATTTTATCAGAAACTTGGTACTTATGATTCTAAGGGAGTTATGGTACGTAGAATAGTTACTGAAGTAGTTCGTTATTTGGAAACCTCTCTAGTTTCACATGGAGCTGATTCATTTGCTCAGAAAATTGGGTCCGATGGTAAAATCATTAACCCAACTTTTGCTAAAAGAACTTGGGCATCCTATGAAGAATATCGGGATGATAAATCGAAGAAATATTCCTTTACCGATTACAAATCAGACATGAGTATGTTTCAGGAAAATAACGATACTCAGAGTTCTTTTAATGATAACCAAGAAAACCAAAACAATAAAAATAATGGTATGAACAAAGAATTAAGAGAATTTCTTGAAAGCCTTTTTGGGGATAATATGCTTACCCTTGAAGAAGGTAAAGAGATGGATCAGGAGAATGTGATTGCCTGTATCCAGAACTTGGTATCATCCAAAAACACTTTGCAAGCTTCTGTTGATAGTCTCAATACAGAGAAAACTTCTCTCACTGAGCAGATCAATAAATTAAATACAGAAGTGGCAAATCTGACGGAAATGGCAACTGTAGGGAAGAATCATATCGCTTCTCTCCGAGAAACTGCCGTAGAAACCTACAGAAAGTTAATGGGTGATAAGGTAGATGAAACTATCGTAACTATGCTCAATTCTGAAACTACTGGTATCAATACTTTGGTGTCACTTACCAAAGACTACCAGGCAAGATTGGAAGAGAAGTTCCCGATGGTTTGCTCAAAATGTGGTTCACATGATGTTAACCGTGCTTCTTCAGTTTCTGAAGGTGAAGAGGGTAAACACCAAGAAGATACTGCTTCTAATAAGGAAAATTCTACAGACCAAGTTTTCGAGAGTCTGTACAAACAAAAGTTATCACATAAAAAATAAAGGTTATGGAAAAGACTAACATTGTAAACATGGACCAGCCGATGACTCTCTTTGGTTCTAAGACTCCGAAGACTGTAATCTACAAATCCGAATCACATAAGCTTCACCAAGCTTTCACAGTAAAGCAGGGAGAAATAATTGTACAGGGAGTTCCTGTATCACTTACTGAAGAAGGCCAAATCAAAGTATATGCCGATGGAGAAGTATTCTTGGGCATTGCAGTAACAGACAACGTTAACCCGGCTTATCAGGGTCAAAGAAATTTCCCCGTTGAGGTAACAGTAATGGTAGAAGGATATGCCCTTTGCAACTGGGTATCAAATGCCGAAGTTAAATGTGGCTATGTTAAACCTTCCGGAGAACTTCTCAATTCTCGCTTCGTAAAGGCAGACCATGCCGATGCAGAGACTCACTTCATCGCTATTACTCCGGCAGATGAAGCAAATGAACTTATCCAAGTACTCATCCGCTAAATTCAAAGCAAAGATATGGAAAAACAAGATTTATCAAAACTGACACAGAAGGATTTCATTAATGAATTGCCTTCAATGGTATCTCTGATGGATTCTTACCGTTCTGGTAGTAACAACAGAAAGCCAATCGAAATTACCCTCGGAGAAGTAGCAGAGGGTAAATGGGGTATTTCCCAAGATGAACTCTTCGAAAAGATCGGTATCAATCCTCATGTTGATACAATGGAGAACATCTTCACTATGCCTCAGCAGAATATTCGTTGGATTGTTCCGGAAATCATTCGTCAGGCAATTACTCTGGGTATGCGCCAAGCACCTTTCTATCCTGAGATCATTGCTTCTGACCAATCAATTAACGGTCTGTCTGCTATCATGCCGATGATCAACATGTCAGATGCTGCACCTGCAAAGGTAAACGAAGCTGAAACTATTCCTTTGGGAGAAGTAAGCTTCGGACAGAAGTCAGTATCTTTGTTCAAGATCGGTAAGGGCTTTAAGATGACCGATGAAGTTAAGAACTACGTTTCTATCGATGTTTTGGGCATTTATCTCCGTGATTTTGGTATCCAGTTGGGCTATGCTATGGATACCTTGGCAATGGACGTAGTAATTAACGGTAACAAACCAGATGGTTCAGAATCTGCTCCGATTATCGGTGTATATGAAACTGCCCAAGGAATTACTTACAAAGACTTGCTTCATATTTGGGTTCGTGCTGCTCGTATGGGCCGTAACTTCCAAACTATGATTGGTGGTGAAGACCAGGCAATCGAATTGCTGAACTTGCCGGAATTCAAAGATCGTCACTCTGGTACAACCCAGGCTACTCTGAATGTGAAGTCTCCGGTTCCCAGTAGTGCTAACTTCTACATCCACCCGGGAACACCTAACCAGCAGTTATTGCTGATTGATACTTCTGCTGCCCTGATTAAGCTTACAGCTCGTCAGTTGATGTTGGAATCAGAAAGAATCGTTTCTAACCAAACTGAAGCAGTATATGCAAGCTTGACTACTGGCTTCTCTAAGATGTATCAAGATGCTGCTCTCTTGCTGGCTGCAGATAAGAAGTTCACTGAATTCGGATTCCCCGATTTCATGAATGTGGATCCTTATCTCTTGGTAAACCTTGAGTAATACCGGTTTTCTTCATTTCCAAGTTTTTGTTTTTAGGGGTAGTCTTTATGGGCTACCCTAACTTTTTATAATACCAAAATCTTACAACAATGGCTAAATTATTTACAGTAACTGTGGGTTCAAGAGCTTATAGCTTTCATGATCAATCTACAGGCATTACAATTGCAAGAGGAGAAGTTAAAGAATTAAGTTCTCGTCAGTTTAATTCTAAGAAGATTCAATTGGCTTTGGCTTCTGGTCATCTTATTATGGTAGTAGACAAAAATACTCAACATTCTAAGTATACTGATGATCAGATCGAAAAGTTGGCAAAGAAACTCCAAGCTCAGATTGCCAAAGGTATGACGGTAGAAAAGATCGCTAAGGGCTATCCCTTAGAGGAAGTAAAGCTAATTGCAAAGAAATACGGCTTCGAGATCGAAGATACCGATACTGCTGAATCTCTGATCCAGGCAATCATTGAGGATTCTGAGAGTCACAAAGAAGAAGAGTAATCACTCATTTAAAATATAAGAATTATGAAGAAGTTTATTTTTATGTTTATGGCTTTGTTAACCTTAGCCATACCTGCATTAGCTGCTGAGGATATTGGAATTGCTCCAGCTTCCGAAATAGTTATAGATGTTGGCTCATTCACTGGAATAGTAGCTTTAGTATCTATGATTGCTACTCAGATCTTAAAGGTAATCCCAGCTATTAAGGAAAACAAACTGGCAAAGATCGGTATATCAGTTGCCGTCGGTATTATAGTTTGCATGGTATGCTGGGTATTACAGGTATCACCTATATTAATTAGCATGGAATGGTGGGTAGCTCTATTATACGGCTTAGCTGCTGGATTAAGTGCTTGCGGATTCTATGATATCATTAAAGCTATCTATAATACGATTATAAAACCAGATAAATCCAATTAGGTATGGGCAAACTAGACTTCGTTTACACTACGTCAGGTCTAGAAGCTTCATTCCGAGTAATATCCAAAGTCCCAGTTAAGGCCATACTTGATTGGGACTTTGGTGATGATAAGGGAGAGGTTTTCAATGGTAAAAGGCATGAATCCTATTCTTATGAGGAATCAGGTTTTTATACTGTTACCCTGACTGTTTCAAATTCCAGTGGTTTGAATGAAACTGTTCAAAAAACAATTGTCATTTGTGATTATGCCCATACTACTCTTCCTGATAGTATCTATAATCTCATTGACAATTACCTTCCAAAAGAAATCGCTGAAGAACTAACTCAAGAAGAGAAAGCTCTTTTCATTCAAAAATGGCAATTGTATATTGGTCCTCTAGTAACACATTTAATTCCACCAGATAAATATAAAGACGAGTTATGGTATGAGGCACTAGAAAATCAGCTGATTATGGAATTAGCGGTATTCGATTATCTTCAAGTCCAATTACTTAAACTTTTAACCAACACCGGAGAATCACTTAGTGAAATCACTAAGCCTGGTGGTAATGATTCTGAAGATGGTGGAGCTAGAGGGGATAGAGTTAAACAAATCACTACCGGTCCTACTGAGGTTCAATTCTATGATTCAGTATCTGATAGTATTAGTTCTCTTTGGAAAACATTCTCAAATGCAATGCAACCAGGAGGAGTAATCGATGAACTTCGGAAAAACATTTGTACTCTAGCTGAAAGGTTAGAGATATTCTTACCATTCTGTAGACAACCCTATTCACTTGTAGTACCAAGAGTAGTAGATCGAAGAATTGTTACTCAACTGGCAGGTCCTAATCCTACAGCCCCCTTGAATAGAGGTTCATTCAAATTAGTTAAGAAATCCAGATCATGACTAAACCAATCTCTAGATACTTAAACAATAAAACCTGGGATAGATATAAACGTATCATCACAGAGTTTATAGATTTCGATGCAGGAAGGCAAGATATTATATGGGCAAAAAAGGTAAACCAATTCCTTGATCATGCCGAAGATAGTTTACCTTCTTATTATGAAATTCATATTGAAGCCCTTTGTTATTATAACTCTTTTAGGAATTGGCCAATCAATAAGGCAACTGTATCTGGGGAACTGGATGATGAAAATCTTTCGATACTGATTTCTAAATCATATATAGAAAGGCTTGGGTACCTTGATGAACACGGGTACTGGAGATTTAATTGGTCAGAAGATAGGTTCATCATAAATGGGATAGTTTATAAACCCGATGGTGATACCCAGGTAGCTCAAGCAAAAGACGAAGCTCTGGTCTTCTTGGTTATTCTTAAAAGAGATCGTGACACAGTTGTAAACTTTATAGAACAATAATATGGCACAGTTATTACTGAGATGGACAAAGGTTACTTTCAATAACCAGGAATGGTATGATAGTAATATAATAATCCTAAATGGTAATTCTGGAGTACATCTAGAAGTTGATGGAACAGGGAATTATATATCAGTATTTCAAAGTATGACTGGTATTAATTTCGTAACCCGGCTTCAAGATTACTTTGGACCTGTTTGGGATATGATACTTCCTTTCCCAGGAATAGGCCAGGCAATTAAATTGAGAGTAAATAAGCTACCTACCTTCGGTATTATTAAAGGCGATGTTCAAGATGGAGGAGATGGTGATGCTACTGACAATGCTTTTGCTGGTTCAGAAGGAATCCTATTCTGTGGAAAGGGCGGAGAATATTTCTTAGGGAAACCTAAGGCAGTTGGTTAATTATTTAAAACCTTATACCTATGTATACAAGTAAGTATTATACTGTTGAAGAAATCGATGAGAGACTTAAGCAGGGTTATCTCAATGATGCCACTGAACAAGGCTTTGTCGGTACTATGAAAGAGTTCTGGGCTCTCTTTCTTTCGATTGCCAATAAGGTAGATAAGAAAGAAGGCTATGGTTTGTCTCAGGAGGACTTTACCACAGAACTGAAAGATAAGTTAAATTCTCTTTCTGGAGAAATCCCAACTAAGGTATCACAGTTAGAGAATGACCTTAAGTTCCAAACTAAAGAAGAAGTAGAAAAGTATATCAGTGACCTTGTAGATGGTGCTGATGGAGCATTGGATACTCTTAAAGAGTTGGCAGATGCCCTGAACAATGATCCCAACTTTGCTACTAACCTTACTAATAAACTCATTGAGATTAGAGATGCTCTTACTGCTGAAGTTAATCGAGCAAAAGCTGCTGAAGCTGCTCTGCAAGAAGGTCTCAATGAAGTAGATGCAAAAATCGAAAAAGCTCTTCAGGGTCTTACTGATACCATCGATAAAACTATCAAGGACATCAAGGACATCAAGGATTCAGTCAAGGTTTTAGAACAGAAAGTAGATAAAAATACCGAGGCTATTTCTAATGTAAAAGTGGAGGTAGCTGGCCAATTAGCCGATTTCAAGGTAGAAGTTCATAAGGAAATCGATCTTGAAAAAGAGAGAGCTATTACTGCCGAGAATGCTTTGCAAAGAGAAATAGATAGCTTGAAAAATGGCTCATCTAATGACAAGGCAGAATTAGAACAAAAGATTCAGCAAGAGGCTACAGAACGAGCTCGTGCTGATGAAGCTTTGCAACAGAACATAGATAATGAAGCTAAAGCTCGTGAACTTTCTGAAGAGGAAATCAAAAAAGCCCATCAGAAAGATATTGAGCGTATTGATGGTGAAAAGGTAAAATGGGATAAATTCCCTACTTCAGAATTGCCCAACAGAAAGGGTATAGTTCTTGAAAATGGGGATCTTATCTTGGGCAAAGATCTTAATGGGGATACTTTGCCTTTAGTTCAACTTAATCGTTGGGGTATAATCGATGCTGGTTCTCCTAAGGCTCCCTATAATATCAATACACCTCAGGGAGAAAGACCTACTATTCAAGAAGCAGGGCAAACTAGAGAACAAGCCTATCACATGGCTTATCAAGAAGATCTGGCTCACATTAGTGAAGAGATCGATGAAAAAGTTAAAGCTGAGGCTGATGCTCGAATTGCTGCCGATGAATTATTGGTAAAGAAAGAAGAAGGTAAGGAATTATCCTCTAATGATTTTACTGATGAATTAAAAGCTAAGCTAGAAGGTATAGAAGAATTTGCTAATCGTATCACTAATGTATCTCAGTTAGTAAATGATTCTAAGTTCCAAACTGAAGAAGAGGTAAAAGCTGCAATCGAAGGCATTATTGGTTCTGCTCCAGATGTTCTTGATACTCTTAAGGAAATTGCCGATGCTCTGGGTAATGACCCCAACTTTGCTACTACCATCACCAAGAAGTTGGCTGCTTTGGCAGAGCAAATTAACCAAGAAGTAGAAGATCGTACAAATGCTGTATCTCAAGTACAAGGAGACTTAGATACCAAATATCAAGAACTTTCTTCTAAGATCACTCTTCAAACTGAAAACCTTAATAAGGAGATTTCAGATCGTAAGGAAGCCGATACTGCAATGAAGTTAGAGATAACCAATCTTGGAACTTCTCTTACGGCTTTGGGAACGGAATTGAGACAGATTATCAATCAGAATTACCAGACTCTTCAGCAACAGATTCGTGCTCAGGATGCTCTTATTCAAGAGAATACCCAGGCTATTCAGACTAACCTATCTTTGATCCAGTCTTTACAGACCAAGGTAGATACTAATGTTAGTAATGTGGATAAACTGAAGAAAGATCTTGAAACTGAAGTAGCTAATCGTAAAGCTGCCGATACTGCTTTACAAGAGAAGATTAATACCAATGCTGATGGATTGGCTAAAGAGATTTCTGATCGTAAAGCTGCAGATCAGGTTCTTCAACAGAATATCGATGCAGAATCTCAAGCAAGAACCCAGGCAGATTCCCAAATTAGAACTGATCTCTCTAAGAAGATTGAAGATGAAGCTACTGCAAGAACCCAAGCTGATACTCAGATAACTCAGAAATTAGATCAAGAGATTATCGATCGTAAGGCTGAGGATGAAAAACTTTCTCAACGCATTACTGAGGAATCTCAAGGTCATACAGAAGCTATAGAAGATTTACAAGCAAAGGTAACTAAGAATACCCAAGATATTACTGCTGAAGTAAATCGGGCTACTGCAAAGGAAAATGAAATTGCCCAGAATTTGGCAACTGAAACCCAAAATAGATTAGATGCTGATTCTGCAATGCAGGCTTCTATTAAAAAGGTTGGAGATGACCTTACGAAATTTAAAGCTACTAAGGATCAAGCTAATGGTTTGGCTTCTCTTGATGGTAATGGTAAGATTAAACCAGAACAATTACCCGAGGGAGCTACCTACAGTATAATGGGTATAGAGAAACAGGTAAACCTTCTTTCAGATCGTGATTCAGTACCTGATATGGAAGTTGGTGATAGACTTTATGTTCTTGAAGATAAAAAGATCTATACTAAAACTGTAGATGGCTGGGATAATGGAATCGAACCTAAAGAAGATGTAATCTATAATTTCCGTAGAGCTGATGAAGAAGGTCGTATCAATATTACCAAACGATGGGATGGTAAGGATATGACTGTAATCTCAGAAACTGTAGTACTGGGAGAAACTCAGGGTACTGCCTATGAGGGTTCTAAGGGTAAGCTATTAAAAGATAGGATTGATTCTTTGCCCAATAGTGTAGTTTCTGAGGTAATTTTATATAAACCGAATGCCTTTGAAGAAAACCCAGTTAGGAAAAATAAAGTGGGTATAAATGTGAAACGGTATGAAAAGAAGCCGCAACATGAAGAATGGGAATTCAAAGCTTCTACAGAATATGATATACCTGTTGCTTCTTTAGAGGATGGTGGACATGGAGGACTTATGTCATATGAGGATAAAGTACTTCTCCAGAAACTTGCTGCTTCAGTATTCCCATTAACTCTTACAGTAACTGGAGGTGGAGTATATCGGAAGACTACTACTCAAACCGTAACAGTAAGTTGGTCACTCAAACAAGGTCCCGATGCAGTTACACCAGATTCTTTAAAGGTTAATAACGAACCAGTAGATGTCTCATTAACTTCTAAACAGTTCCCGGGAATTGCTGTTAATACCACCTTTAGAGTTGAGGCAACTAAGGATGGAGTTACTAAGACTGGTTCTGTTTCTGCAGTATTCGTTAATCCTTCTTATTTCGGAGTAGTAGAAAGTAACTTTACTCCTACCCCTGAAGGTATCCAAGGTTTAAGCAGTGGTGAAATCATTAAGAATAGCAAAACATATAATACTTCAGCATTCAACCAAAATGCTCAGAAGAACTGTTATGCTTATCCTAAAGTATTTGGAGCTCTTACTTCTATTACGGATGGTAAGAATGAGTTCATCAATTCTTATACTCGTAGTGAATTGGAAGTAAATGGGGAAATGTATTATGTATATGTTCTTTCCGAAGCTTCTACAGTATCTAATTACTCACTTCAATTCAAATAATTATGGCAGTACAATATATTGATAACCTTTCTTATAAGGGAAAGAAGCCAAATTTTGAAAGAGATCAATTCAAAACTTTGGCTGAGATGAAGGCTTTTTCTGAAGCTGATATTGATGAAGGCCATTCTTCTTACTGTCTTGAAGATGGTAAAAGATACACCTTCAAATCTTCTAACTCAGTAGATCCTACTACTGGTAGATGGAGAGTAGAGAATAATCTAGGTGGAGGGGTAGAAGTCCCCTCTAATCCTCAACCAGGCCAAACTTATTTCGATACTAAAGTTAATAAATTGGGTATCTGGAATGGCAATGCCTGGGTAGATTCAATGGGTAATCCTTTGGATTCTAAACGGCAAGGTACTACCGAAGAAAGACCTCAAGGAGTTCAGGTTGGGTATATTTATTATAATACCGAAGAAGAGATCTTCGAGGCTTGGAACGGTACTGCTTGGGTACCTATTACCTACTTGGTAACTTCTGTAAACCAAATCACATTCAGTTCAGATGGTGGAGATATACCTTTCGAAGTATATTCTAATGCCAAATGGACTGCTAAATAACTTATTCTATAACCTCAAAAAAAAAAACAAATGGACAGAGAAAAATTGAGAGAGGCTAGAACCATTGCAGGATGGGCTCACCTTGACAAGAAAAGTGGTACTGGTAACAGTACAGTACAGGTAACAGTAGATGCTTATCTCGGTCGTAATAACCGTAACACTACTATTCAAGTTGCTACTAACGGAGGCGTAAGCAAATCCGTATCTGTAGTACAGAATGGTAAGGCAATCTACATCACTAAAGAATCGGATCCTAATGTGGGAGCAGAGGCTACTACTGCTACTGTAAAATTCAAAACCAATGTAGCGAAATTCAAACTCGAGATTGGCAACAGTGGTACAGTAGGTTCTGTAAAAGTAAACGACGTAAATGTTCCAGAAGCTGGCGGTATTTATACTCCGGCTGGTGACCCGGGAACTAGCGGTGAATATGTAGTAACTGTAGTTGTGAACTTTGCTGCTAACGGTTCTATTCAGAACAAACAGTACACAGTTAAGGCAAGTGATTCTGTAAATGCAGAAGTAAGTGCTACTGCTACGATTACCCAATCTGCTGCTGATTCTAACTTGACCGTTAGTCCTGAACAGCTTACCCTCGAAGCTACTGGTGGTTCTAAGACTATCACCATTACTTCTAACGATAGCTGGACTATCTCTTAAAAGTAATCAAGTTAAAAATCCGAGGAGCCTCAATCATGAGGCTCCCCTTTTTGTTTTTTTGGGTATAAAAAAGGA